AACTTTGATAGACAGTTTTATACTAACCAAAGATGATTGGAAATCAATAAATTTTTAAATATGAAGTTTGAGGATTTTAAAGTGATATACGAGCAAATGATTGACGTATTTCAAAGAGATAAAGAACTGACGCATATAGAAGTTGTATTTCATATCCAGCCAGTTAAGACAGAAAAAAAATTAGCAAAAATTAATATTAAAACATTTCACGATGAGCACAAAAAGTAGCATAAATTATTTAGGGTTTGATTTCGATTTTGAATATAATTATACTGCTGGGAGACCAGCAACTTGGGAAGACCCAGAGGAGTACGAAGAATTCGAGATTTACAATATAACATTGAACGGTATTGATGCCAGTGATTTGTTAGACAGAATGATTGACGATTTTGAAGAAGAAGTTATTAAAGAATTAAAAGATTATTAATATGGAGAGCAACTGTTGTGGAGCATCTGAATGGCTCGAAGATACTGGTATCTGTTCTCAATGTAAAGAACACGCAGACTGGGATGACTTGGAAGATACTGAACTTGATACACGCTGGGTTCTTTTAGAAGAAGGCTACCCACATACTGTTTTACTTACAGAAAGTGAAGCAAAGGAATTGCTATTGAAATACATTAGCAAATATCCAAATTTAGATTATAAACTTTTTTACGATGCTTATTATGAGTTCTCGGAAATAACACAAACAAATTAAAATGAGTACAAAAGAAAATGAAAATTGGGGAACTAAAGAATTAGTGAACTATTTAAGTCAAAGCAATGAGGCTTTAAGGATTGAGAACTCTCGACTACTTGATGAAGTAGAAAGGCTAACAATGAACATCGAAGTGCAAGATGCAGAAGTTGTATGTAACCAAATGGCACACTATTACCAATTTATGAACAATTTTAATTACACACTAAAAAACAAGTAAGATGAGCAAAACAGTAATTGCAATTAATGATGCACCCGAATTTACATTGGGGCAAAAACTTTCACAAATTCAGTTTGAGTTTAAAGCAAAGAAAGGACAATTTAATTCCTTTGGGAAATATAAGTTCAGAAGTGCTGAAGATATTCTTGAAGCATTAAAACCTATTAATGAAAAATATCAAGTTTACTTCACGATTAATGAAACTTTGATAAATGCGAACCCGCCAATTATTACAAGCGTAGCAACGATATGGGATTGTCAAAGTCCAGCGAGTATTGATTGTCAAGCGATAGTAGGAGTTGATTTAGAACAAAAGGGAATGGCAATGCCACAACGATATGGTTCTACTTCGAGTTATGCAAAAAAATACGCTTTAGGCAATCTTTTATTGATTGATGATACAAGTGATGCTGATGCAACTAATAAGCACGAGAAAGCACCGACAGTGCCAAAAGAGAAGCCTTATTTAGCTTTTGAGTCTGATGCTTATAATAAAGCAATTGATTACATCGCTGGGGGCGGAGATATTGCTATCGTAGAAACTAAATATAAATTGACAGAAGAAGTCAAAAATAAACTTTTAAATAAATAATAATGGAGTTACAAGGTCAGATTATTATCATAGGACAAACAGAAACATTTGGAGCAAAAGGATTTAAGAAACGACAGTTGGTTATCAAGACCGATGCACAATATCCGCAATCTATTCCAATTGATTTTACGCAAGATAAATGTAGCGTACTCGATGGTTATTCTTTAGGACAGTTCGTAAAGGTTTCAATTAACGTTCAAGGTTCGGAATGGCAAGGTAAATACTATGTGAACTTACAAGCGTGGAAAATTGAACGAGGAGAGCAAGAGAAGTCTTCAGCATCCTTTATGCCAGACAGACAATCTGAAATGCCACAAGTTGCAGAAGTAGATGAAGATGATTTACCATTCTAAATTTAATCGGCTGGGGGGAAACTTCCAGCCTATTTTTTAATCACTAAAAATAAATTATGCTTATAAATTATAAAGACCAACTTGATATTATTCGTAATATCCGAAGTGGAAAATTAAAAGAGGGATTGAAACTTGACATACCAGAATTAGACGAGTACATTCGTTTTAAGACATCAAATTTCAATATAGTACTTGGACACGCAAACGTAGGTAAAACTACTTCGATTATTTACTTGATGCTTTGCTACTCTTTAAAGCACGATTTGAAATGGCTGGTTTGTTCTACCGAGAATGATAGTTATTCTTTAATACGAAAGCTGGTAGAGTTCCTTGACGAAACTCCAATTAATTTGGTTTCAGAAAGCAATTTCAAAACGCATACTGATTTCATAAATTCACACTTTAAGTTTGTGGATAATTCAGTTATGTATGACTACCATACTGCTTTGGAAATGTTTGGGAAAGTAAAGAAAGAATTCAACTATAATGGAATATTACTTGATCCGTATAATGCTTTGATAAAAGACCACGAGCAGATGAAAAATTTAGGCGGTCACGAATATGATTATCAAGCGTGTACTGAAATGAGAATGTTTTGCAAAGAGAATAAGGTTTCTTTGTGGCTAAATACTCACGCCAATACAAACGCTTTAAGAATGGTTTATAGGAACGAACATCCATTCGCTGGGCATCCGCTTCCACCAATGGCATCTGATGTCGAGGGAGGAGGAAAATTTGTTAACAGAGCAGATGATTTTATTGTGATACATAGATTAACTTTACATCCACAACTTTACACAACTACTATGATACACGTCAGAAAGGTAAAAGAAATTGAAACTGGGGGCAGACCTACCAGTATTGATAAACCTATCGAGATTGTAGCATTGGAAAATGCAGTAGGCTTCGCTATAAATGGAAAGTCCATTTTGCGAATAATAAAAGAAAGTCAATTAAATTTTTTATAGATGGATAATATACTTGATATACTATTTCTAAAACATAATATGTGGCTTGACTACATTAAATCATTCGGTTGCGATGAAGAAATTGCAGAAGACTTCGTTCAAGAAATGTATATCAAGATATATAATTATAGTATGAAGAAAGATAGCAAACAAATTATGTTCAACGATAGTGAAGTAAATCATTATTTCATATACACTTGTTTGAAAAATATGTACACAGATAGCATTCGGAGAACAAAGAACATCAAGTTTGAAAGGATAACCGATTACGAAGATGGAATTGAATACGATGAAACACTTTACAATATCAAACTATCTGTGGTTCATAAATGGCAAAGCAACATTGCAAATGAAATTGAAAGCATAAAAGGAAATACGAGAAGAAAAACAAATCTATCGTATTTGAACTTTGTGTATCAAAAAGTATTTGTTGAGCAAATGTCAATAAGTGAGTTCAGCAGAGAGGTTGGAATTACCTACTGGAGTTTAAGGAATACAGTTTTACTAATTAAAGATTTAATAAAAGATGAGAATAAATCTATATGAGCAATTTTCGATAACAGAGAGGGCAGAAATGTTATTTGATAAATATCCGTTACCTTATTTAAAACAAATAATAAATGGATTGATTACCCAAAGCCGTAAGCGTAATGAAACACACGCTTGTAATTATTGGAATGAAGTAGCACTAGAAATTAAAAAACTAATAAAATGAAACAAACATCAGTAGAATGGTTAATAGATGAAATCCCAAGTATAGATTGGGAAAATTCATATTGGAAAAGTAGATTAGAACAAGCCAAAGAATTTGAAAAGCAAATGTTATTCCAATGCTGGAAAGCATCAGAACAAAATATGCGTTCACAGTTCAGTAGTTCAGCATATAAGAATGTTATGTTTGAAGAATGGTTTGAACAATTTAAAAAGAAATAAGATGATACTATACAGAAGTAAAGGCGAAAGCAAAGACGAGTTCATAATTAGATTTATGAATGATATTGATATGACATTACAATACCCAGACTTCAAGGAACGCTACGAAGTTTGTATGTACAATTTAAAGTTAGAGAAACCTAAACGTAAAAGGATATGACACCAAAAGAACATGCAAAAGAATTGTTTTTAAAATATCATAATCTTTGGATTAATGGCAATTCATAATGGCTAAACAATGTGCATTAATAGCAGTAGATGAAATGTTAATTGAATATCGAGTATTGATGATTGAAACGGCATTCTGTTATGACCAATTCAAATATTGGCAAGAAGTTAAAAAAGAAATAGAAAAAATATGAAGTTAGGAGATAAGTTAGAATGGTTGTTTAAAGTCACTGGTATCAAGTGGCTGGTAAAAAAGATAAATCCGAACTGCAATTGCGAAAGTAGAAAGGATATGTTAAACGAATTTAATTTTAAAAGAAAATGAAACAAATTATTTTAGCTTGGTTAAATGCTAATGGAACTAATGAGCAAAAATCTTTAGAAATAGAATACCAATGTGAAAAATTTGCTATTGGGTTTGGAGAATATTTAGATTCATTAACGTATCAAGATATGGGAGAATTGACTATTAAAGAATTATTAGAAATTTATAAAAAAGAAAAAGGATTATGAATAACCCAGACTGGAATTGGTGGAAACTTTTTAGGGAAGTAAAAAGACCGTATTTAGAAAATGATGAATACAAAATGATTTGTGAGATATACGCAAGAGTGAATGACACTCCAGTTGATTATCCTTGCAAGTGCAATCCATTAAAGATACAAAGAATGATTGACGAACTTAATAAAGTATTTGAAAATGGAAAGTAACGAAACATCACATCACAAATGGGAGCAAGGAATAATTAAATTGATGAATTTAGATGGTTGGGATTTACAATGGTGTGGTGGCGGTATGGAACACTACGATGCTATTGGTAAAACCCCGAAAGGATTTGATTGCGTGATTGAATTTAAGTTAAGGCACAAATACTACTCGACAAAAGTTTTAGAAGCTTACAAGTACTCAAAACTAATGGAATTAAAAGATTGCTTAAAATTCTATTATGTATTTGATAGCAATGGAAATTATCTTTATTATTTAGATACTTTAGTTCTGCCAAAACTAATTGATATAAATTGCAAAACAACAGAGAAGTTCGGAAATACCGAATTAATAGATAAGCAATGCTATATGATTTCAGAAAGTCAAGCGAGTATAATTAATAAGTATTAAAAACTTGTTATTAAAAATAAATGATTACATTTGTAATCTTAACACTAAAAATAAAATTATGAGTAAGAAATTAAAAAACATTTACATACACGAAACTCATTCTTTGAGTTGTGAGAATGGAGAGTTGTACATTGAGGGAGAATTTGGTTCTATTGTTTGGAACTGTGAAACTTTGTTCGCAGACCTACCGCACATTATCAGAATGGTTTTAAAATCAAGAGAGGAAACTGATAAAAGAATAATAGCAGAGATTGAACAACTAACAAGATTGATACCGTAATGATAGTTTTAGTAGATGCCGATAGTTTAATTTGGAGTAGTTGCTATCGAAAAAAAGAACATCCCGAAGACGAAATGTATCACACTCTTGAAAATGCGATATTAAAGTTTGACGAAGTATTTATGTCTATCATAAATAAGATTGAAGACGTTTACGAAGTAGATAAGGTTATGACCTTTGCTGGTGCGAGAGGTAACTTTAGAAAGCAAATATCTAAAACCTACAAAGCAAATCGAAAGGAAAGCGATAGACCTCCATTGCTAAATCAACTTCAAGAGTATGTAAAGTTCAATTACGATGCAATAGCTGGGGAGGGAGTTGAAACTGACGATGTAGTAGCAACGTATTGGAAAGCATTAACTAATACCTTTAGCAGAGAAGAAGTTCTTATAGTTTCAATTGACAAAGACTACAAGCAGTTCCCTTGTTTGATTTACGACTATCATTATAAAAAACAATGCTTTTATGATATATCCGAAGCAGAAGCAAAAAGAAACTTTTGGACACAGATGATTTCTGGGGATAGTGCTGACAATGTAAACTACTGCAAAGGATATGGGGAAGCATATTGCAAGAAAGCATTTAAAGACTGTTTAAGCGATTATTCTTTCATCAAGGTAACTTTTGCTTTATTTAAAAAGATATACAAAAACAAGGCACGAGAGAAGTTTTTAGAGTGCTACCAATTATTAAAATTAAAAACAGAGTAATGACATCAAAAGAAAAAGCAAAAGAATTGTTTGATAGTTATTGGTATTGTTTATTACAATCCAATATTGAAAATAGACATTATTGGGCTCAACAATGTGCATTAATTGCAGTTGATGAACTAATTGATGAGCAAACATCGTGGCAGAACGGTCAAGTAAACCCAGTTCTATACTGGCAAGAAGTTAAAAAAGAAATAGAAAAAATATAATGACAAAAGAAGAAAGTATAGCAGACGAGATTAATAATGCCTTGAATTTAAATTTATATGAAAATTCAAGGCGGTTGGAATTAGTTGACGCTCGGTCAATTTATTGCTACATATTGCACAAAGAACTAAATTATACGTTATATAAAGTAAGAGATAGTTTGAGAGCAAAGGGTAAGAACATAAATCATTGTAGTGTATTGCATTCAGTCCGTATCTTTGACGAGGTACGGAAAAGACGAAAGGATGTAAATGAATTGAGAGATAAAATTCTATCAAGGACAAGTATCAAAGCACACCTACTCGAAAAGATAAAGCGAATAGAATGTGAAGAACAATTAAATGAAATTAACCATTGCATAAATAATACAATATGAAAGAGATAATTAATCTAAATGGATTTCCAATAAAGGATATAAAATCAAATCCATTAAACCCACGCTTCATCAGAGATAAAAAGTTTGAGGATTTGAAAAGAAGCATACAAGATTTCCCACAGATGCTATCTTTAAGGGAAATTGTAATAGATGAAGATTGTATTGTACTTGGTGGGAATATGCGATTGAAAGCGTTAAAGGAATTGAACTTCAAGATTACCAACGTAGTAATGTGGAAAGGACTTGCAGACGATGAGAAGAAAGAATTCATAATCAAAGACAATGCAAATTATGGAAGCTGGGATTGGGATGTACTTGCAAATTCATTTGATGAAACAAACTTGAAAAGATATGGTTTGAATGTTTGGCAACCGCAAGATGCAATCGATGAAGATGCTTATGGCTACGAGGTTGATAAAGAAACCTTTACAGAAAATAATGAACCCGAAGCGTATTCAAAAAAATCAATCATAGTGGTAGAGTTCAACATAATGGACTACCCAATTGCATTCGATTTAATCAAAACACTTACAGACAAAGGAGCAGACATTGGAGCATTATTAATCGAGAAACTTATATCAGAAGATGGAAACATTTAAAATAAAAATAGGGCAGTTAAAGAACGCTGACTACAATCCACGAATAATAGATACTTTCAAATACGAGAGTTTAAAAAAATCTCTATTGGAACTTCCAGATATGTTGGAAGTAAGACCGTTAATCATAGACGAAGACTTTAATATCATAGCTGGGAATATGCGTTATCAAGCGTGTATGGAACTTGGTTACAAAGAAGTTTATGTAAAGCAGATATTAGATTTGTCTGACGATGAAAAGAAAGAGTTGATGGTTAAGGACAATATCTCTTATGGCGAATGGGATGAACAAATTTTAGGAGATAACTTTAATTCCACGTGGGTAAATGAATGGTTGGGTAGAGAAGTTGTTGATTATTCTATTCTGATGAACGATGATATTTCTGAAAAAATAGATTTACTTTACGACAACATTAAGAAGTCAGTTCACATAAAGATAAATGGGAACTTTGAACAAGCACAAGCATTAGAGAAACGATTTAAAGAACGAAAAATATACATAGGACAATTGCTAATTGATAAACTTAAAGATGTAAAACAAGCGTATGAAAAGAATTGATTTAATACCAGTAGAACACAATCGTAAGATTGGAGAAGTATGCGAATACATAGAACCAAACATAACCGAAGATAGTTTATTCTATGCCGATGGAGAAGTGATTGGATTTTACATAAGAGATATTTCAAAGTACAGTAAAAAACTTTCAGACTTGGTGGCTATTGCTAATAAAGAATTATTATCTCCAGCAGTTCCTAAAAGCACAATGAAGCGTAGTAGCGGAATGTTAGACAAAGCAAAAGACGTATTGCAGTTCTCAACTATACTTGGAGCAATAGCACCGAAGCCACATATGAAACGTGATTACGCAAGTATAAGTTCAGTTCATTATCACAATACCGCAAAGACTTTTGTAAAAGCAATGCTACTTGCATCGGAAGAAAGTGCATTACTAATTAAAGAACTTGCACCGAATGTTTATAACAGTCAAATGGAGCAGATGAATAAGATAAAAGACCAATGGAAGTTTGGAAGTTTCTTTACCTCTTCAATTTCAAATTACAATATATCTGCAAACTTTCATATCGATAATGCAAACGTAAAAAATTGCGTGAATGTAATTATTTGTAAGAGAGAAAATAGTAAAGGCGGTTGCACCACAGTTCCCGATTATGGAGCGACTGTTGATAGTTGCGATAACAGTATGTTAGTATATCCAGCTTGGAGAAACATTCACGCAGTAACTCCAATCATTCCTATGTCTGAAACTGGTTATAGAAATACTTTAGTATTCTATGCTCTTAAAGCATTCTTAAACCCAGAAGTATGATCAATAATAATTTGTTTTATTTAAGTAATTCCCAATATGGTGGCTGGGTTTCATTCTCGTTTCATCTTGCAAAGATATTACAGAAAGACCACGTCATTAAAATCAAAAATACATTCAAAGGTGGCAGTACATTCTATGGAGATATAAAATATAAAAATGTAAAGCCACAAGTAATAGAGCAATTTAACAATCCAATTATACTGGCAGTTGATAAGGCACATACCGAATACTTAAAGTACTTTAGAAACGCCACAATAGTAATACACGACCCAACAGAATTATCAAAAGAAGTAATAGAATTTTGTAAAGCAAACAACGTAATTACAATAAGGGAAACTGTAAACTTATATCTCAATAATTTAGGAATTAAGAATACCTATCTCAAACATCCATTCTTTAAATACCAAAGATATAACCTACCAAAAATAATTGATAGGTCATTAAGCAGAGTTGACTTCGATAAAAATACAGACATAATCTGCAAGGCAAACAACATAGGTTCAAACATAGAAATATATGGGTATAAAAATCACTTGTACTATTTCCATAAACTGAAAGAATTGAACTTCGATGATTACTACAAAGGATATTACGGAAAGGAATTAAAAGAGATAAGCAAACTCTATGCAGAAACAAAATTCTTAGTAGACCTATCAACAATCAAGAACGATGGAGGAGGAACTCAATATACATTCTTGGAAGCAGAATACCATAACTGTGCATTAATACTACACAACAAATGGTGCGATGTTCCCAATAGTATTTTTACCAACAATCAAAATTGCTATTCAGTTTCTGATGAGTACGAATTAAAAGAAGCATTAACAATGAAACCTTTGTTCAGTGGAATAATACCTACCGATGAAGAAAATAAATTATGGAAAATTCTAATTAAATAAAAATCAATTATGGCAAATAGTGACATATTAAAAAAAGGAATGATTGAAGCGTTGGAAAAAACTTTAGGTATAGTGTCAACCGCTTGTAAAATGGTAGGCATTGCACGTTGGACACATTACCGATGGATGGAAGAAGACAAAGAATATAAGAAGCAATGTATGGATATTGACAATATGACTTTAGACTTCGCAGAAAGCCAATTACATAAACAAATTGCAGATGGGAATACATCGGCTACCATATTCTTTTTAAAGACCAAAGGAAAGAAACGAGGTTATATTGAAAGAGTTGAAATGGATAATGGAGAAGACAATAGTTCATTCAGAGTAGAAGTAATTGAATGAAAGATATAAAAACTAATATCGTTTGGAAACACTTATCCAATTCAGATAAGAGAATTATCATCGAGCAAGGCGGTACTCGAAGTGGTAAGACTTATAATATTCTGATGTGGATAATATTTGATTACTGTTCAAAAAATAGAGGTAAGATTATTACAATTTGTAGGAAGACTTATCCAGCTTTGCGTGCAACCGCAATGAGAGATTTTTTTGAGATACTTAAGTCAAATGGTTTGTACGATGAAAATCTTCACAACAAGTCTTCAAGTGAATTCAAGTTCAAAGGAAATACGATTGAGTTTATATCCCTTGATAAGCCAACAAAGATTAGAGGGCGTAAAAGAGATTTGCTATACATAAACGAAGCGAACGAAATAACATTCGAGGATTGGCAACAATTAATCTTTAGAACAACTGGCAGAGTAATTATAGATTACAATCCATCTGACGAGTTCCATTTCATTTACGAGAAGATTAAACCGAGAGAGGATGTTGATTTCTTTATCACGACTTACAAAAACAATCCATTTTTATCTGACGAAATAATTGCAGAGATAGAAAGATTAAAAGACGTAGACCCAAATTATTGGAGAGTGTATGGACTTGGAGAAGTGGGAGCAAGTCAATCAATTATCTTCAGAGTAAAAGATTGTGCGGACATTCCCGATACTGCTACATTTCTGTCTATGGGAATGGATTTTGGGTTTACGAATGATCCAACTACGCTGGTAGAAAT